AGGCCCAGGGCGTCGATCTTCAGCAGGCCCAGCGCCTCGGCGTCGTACTTGTCGCACATCGTCGCCCCGGTCTTGGAGCTGACGGCGACGTGGTCCCTCACCGGGAGCCTGGTCACCACCACGCCTGCGGCGTGCTGGCCGGCGTTGGAGGGGTGGTCCTCCATCTCGGCGGCGATCCTCATCTCCGGCCACCTGGCGAGGAGGCTCTTGCCGGGATCGGTGCCCTCCAGGGTGTCGATCAGGGTAGAGCCGGCGCGGCTGTCGCCCTGGTTCCTCTGGATCACCACGTTGGCGACGTCGTCGATCGCGGCCTGGGGGACCCGGAGCGAGATGGCGCACTGGTTCATCGCCGACTTGGGCTGGTACGTCCCCACCGTCCCCAGCCTGGCGACGTGGTCCCTCCCGTAGACCTCCATCATGTGCTCGAACGCCTCCTCCCGGTGGACGTCGCTGAAGTCGATGTCGACGTCGGGGAGGTCGGCCCGGTTGACGTCGATGAACCGCTCGAACACCAGGTCGAAGGGGATGGGATCGATCGCCGTGATGTTGAGCAGGTAGCACACCAGGCTCCCGCACGAGGAGCCTCGGGCCGGGCCGACGATCATCCGCTGCTTGGACCACGACACCAGCTCGTGGAGGATGTAGAAGTAGTCGGCGAACTGCTTCTCCTCGATCATCGCCAGCTCCCGCTCCAGGCGTGCGGCATACTCCGGGAGAGAGAGGTCGCAGCCGACCCTGGCGGCGCCCTCGATGCACATCTCCCTCAGCGTCCTGGTCCGCCTGGGCTGGAGCAGCTCGGCCTGGACCAGCTCGGCTCGGCAGCCGGTGAGGACCTCGTTTCGATTCCTGATGGCCGCTTCGCGGTCATCAGGCTCGGCGAACCAGGTGGCCTCTCGCCACTCGTCGTCGCTGACGATCCACTGGGGATAGGTCTGAGTCTCCTGGCGCTTGGGGCCGACGGCCACCCGATAGAACTCCTTGTGCCTCTTCTCGGGGAAGTAGTTGTACGGGGCGGCGACGAACCTGTGACCGGCGCGAGCGGCCTGGCGATAGAGGCCGATCGGCGTGGCCGGCGTGAGGCCGATGAACAGGTCGTCCTGAGGCGGAACGAGCCTGGTCCTCGGACCGGCGATCTTGTAGACGCCTCGGGCAGATGTCGCCTCTCGGTACGTGAGCGTCGGGAGGCGACGCTCGCCCTGGGTGGCCTGCCTGATCAGCTCGTGGAGGTCCCTCAGGCTGTCGCGAGCCAGGAACACCCAGCCGTCGGGCGACTGTCGCTTGGCTCCCAGGGACTCCTCCTCGATGACGTTGAGCTCGACGCCGTACACCGGCCTGATGCCTGCCTTTCTGCACAGCTTGCCCCAGTTCACGAAGGAGTACGTCGAGCACCGGTCGGCGATGGGGGCCGCCGACCAGCCGATCGCCTGGATGCGAGCCAGTACGTCCTCGAGCTTGCCGACGCACTGCTTGAACGAGAACCCCGTCCTGATCACGGCCTCTCTCCTCCGGCCAGGTGCCACCCGCACATGGCGCAGTAGCACCACCACACCTCGATCACGTCGTCGCACGCCGGGCACCTGGGCTTGGCCACGGCTCGCTGGATGTCGTTGAGCAGCTCGGCTATGGGACCCGGCACACCTGGCTCCTTGAAGTAGTCCTTCATCCGCTTACCTCGAGGCTACTGGCATCGACATCATGCTGGCTCCAATGTACAGCAGGGCTCCCCTCCAGCCCAGCAGGGCGACGACTCCGGCTAGAGCGAGCAGCCAGCCTACCGCCATCACGACCAGGTCGAACCTGTCGAGAGGTCTGCGGTTCACGGTAGACTCCTCTCCAGCTGCTCGTCCCAGCACCGAGGGTGCCAGATGGTGTCGCCAACCAGGACGTACTCGCCTCTCAGCAGGCCGCCTCCGTTGGCGGCCCACCACGTCAGGACCTCGACGCCGCAGCCGGCGCAGGGGATGAACTCTGGCTCGTCCTCGCTCATCCGTGTCCGGACCTCTCGCTCTCAGGGGCGGCCTGAGGCGGGAGCGGCCACGTCGGCCGCCGACCCAGGGTCGTCTCGATCATGTCGCTCACGCAGCGCTTCATCAGCCGCATGAAGCCCTCCTTGCGGGCCTGCTGCTTGGGGTCACTGACCAGGACCATCCTGATCCGGCCCAGCTCGATGGCCCTGTCCATGGTGTCCGTCATGGCGTAGTACGCCACCCACCAGTCGCCCTCGTGACGAAAGGCCAGGCGGCCCATCTGCTGATTGGTCATCGTTAGTCCTCGATCAGCTTCCTGTGGCCGCACCGGTCACAGACGTAGATGTATGAGTGATAGACGGGGATTCTCCTCCCCCAGCGATGCCAGCCGATTCGACACAGCCACCTCCCAATCGTCACCTTCGCCTCCTCCCCATCATGAACGGGGGCGGCGCCGTCGCCACCGTCCTCAGCGCCCGCGAGATCATCCTGAGCTCACCCTCGAAGAAGCGAATGGACTGGAACAGCCGCTCGTTGGAGCCCAGGCCGTACTGCCTGAGCGCGTCGTCGATCTCGTTGGCCAGCTGACCCGGGTCCTCGGTGAACTCATCCTTCGTTCTCTCGCCCATCTCGGTCCTCCTCGTATCTCATCAGGAGCCAGGCCAGGATCACCAGGGACGGGGTCCAGGCCACCATCACGCCCAGAAGGAACGCCTGCACGGTACTCATCACGCGACTCCTCTACTCCCCAGCCCCTGGTCGGTTCACGTCATCAGTCGTCTCCCCTCAGCACCACCTTGGCGTACATCATGTCCCTGGCCTGACTGACCATGCACTCGAGCTGGTCGGCATCCAGCACCGCGACCGCGAACGGTCTCCCGTCCTCCCTCACCAGCACCAGGTGGACGGCTCGACACCTGGGGTCGTCGCAGAACGCCGTGGTGACCGAGTGGGCGTGGGGGAGGTGGGAGAGGTTCACAGCATGTCCCTCCTGATCATCTCGCTCACGCACCTGGCCAGCGCCATCACGTCGGCGCGAGCTCGGTGGGCCCCGGAGAACCGCTCGCCCAGGAGGAGGTCGTGAAGGTCTCCGAGGCTCAGGCGGTGCCCCTTCAGGTGCTGGGTCTGCTCCACCGTGCAGATCAGTCTGGGCCAGGCGATGTTCATCTTCAGCCGATCGGCCTCGATGTCGACGATCTCTCGGTCGAAGCTGGCGTTGTGGGCGATCACCATCGGGCTCCGCTCCACGATGTCTCTGACCCTGGGCATGACCTCCTCGATCCTCGGCGCGTCCGCCAGCATGGCGTTGGTTATCCCGGTCACCTCGGCGGCCTTTCCGGCCTCGTCGATCTGATACACCGGCTTGACCAGCGTATCCAGCTCCTCTACCACCTGCATCGATCCGTCGACGAAGTCCATCACCGCGCCGTAGAACTCAAGCATCCGCGGGCGATGCGCCTCCGCCACCGTCATGTTGAGCAGCAGGCCCGTGGTCTCGCAGTCCATCAGCAGCGCCCTCATGAGTCAGGACCTCCTCGTGAAGCCTGAGCGCGAACCTGGTCAGGCACAGCAGCGCCAGCTTGTAGGTCTCAGCGTCGTCACCCATCGATGTGGCCCTCCCCGCCGACCAGCGGTCCGTGGAACTCCATGATCATGTCCTGAGAGACCCTCAGGCGAATGGCCTTGTGATAGAACCCTCCGGTGGACTTGTGGGTAGTCTCGGCGAACTTTCGCATCTGCTGCTCCAGCTCCTTGTAGTCCTCATATGTGAGGTGAACGTACATCACGGCCATGGTCACACCCTCCCTCTCAGGACCTCGAACGGTGACCTCGGTGAGTCGTCGCCTGCCGAGGCATAGACCATCCCGTCGCTCACCCTGGTGCGATTCACCTCGGGGTGTCGCTCGCTGTTGCATCGCCGGCAGGCCGCGACGTAGTTGCCTGCTCGGCTCCTCCCGCCGGCGTGAACCGGCTGGACGTGGTCCAGGGTGGCCTGGTTCGGGCAGCCCGGGACGTCGCACATCAGGCAGCCGCACCAGTGGCAGCGCCAGCACTGCTGGACAACCAGCTTGAGCCTGGCCGCCTTCATCCCCAGGTGGCTCTCATCCCTGGCTCTCAGCCTTCCCTTGGTCATTGCTCCCTCGGCTGGTTAGCGTCCCTCAGCATGGCGGCGTACACCGAGAGGTCTCGCAGGCTGTCCTGGTGACCGCCATCGGCGTGGTTGTTGCAGTACCTCAGCAGCTTGTCGACCACGTGGAAGAGCAGGGCCGCCCGGTTAAAGGCGGTCACGTTGTCCAGCATCAAGCCGTCCGGGAACAACTCGACCATGATCCTCCCGAACGTCAGGTCGGTCTCGCCGTACTCGACATGCTTGGCCCGATACAGCCTGGCCAGCTCCTCGAGGTCCTCGGAGACGCCCATCACTCACTCCTCTCGCTCAGCTGGAGTCGCTCGATGACGTGCCTGGTCATCTGCTCCCACAGCTCCTGAGCCATCATCCTCTGCCGGCACAGCTCCTTGAACTTGACCTCCATGCTGTTGGCGATCTGCCTGACCTGATCATCGCTGACCTTCATAGCCACACCTCTACGATACTGGGGTCGTCATCGGGGTCCCGCTCCAGGCGAGTGAGACCCCGAGGCAGCAGCTCCCTCAGGCGGTCGAGGGACTGAGCGACGATCATGTCGCTGGTCACCTCGCCGCCTGAGACCCTCACCGCCACGTAGCGGTCCGACGGGAGGACCACCTCGGGCTTGAGGTACACCGCCCACAGGCTCAGTC